ATAATTCCCTGAGACAAAAAAACACACTTTTAGATCTAAAATGCCCAGTTCCAGTAACTGGGTTTTTTTGTGCAATTACTTTGCACACTTATAAATTAATATTGCAAAGCAAAAAGAGGTGGTCACAAAACTTGACTACATACCATTTAAATTTGCTCAAAAATTAATTATTAACTTAAATTTATTTATTATGAAAAATATAGCGATTGAAAATAAAATTCAAGAATTAAGAGACAAAGTAAAGAAACAAGAAGACAGATTAGAGTCACAAAGACATTATTTGGTTTCTAATCACAGAGGGGTTTATTATTGTTTTAAATTAATAAGGAATAGTCATTGGGTTTCTTATATAGGTGTTCCGGAATATGTAGAGGTTAGAACTGGAGAAAGGGATAAAGATGGATTGTTTGTTTATAATCAAATATACTTAGTTGATTATTGTCATCCTGAAGAAGATTACAGAGGAATTGAGTTAGGACATTGCCCACAATATTGGATTCCTTCTGAGGTTACATTGATAGGGTGTGGAATGAATGTAGAGATAAATGAAAAAGTGCCGGTACATTGGATGGGATTTGATTATGCTCATTTATACGATATGAATTTAGAAGAGGCACAAAAAATAATTCAAGATTGGGATATAAATTTTGAAGATGATATAAAAGATAGATTGTCTGAATTACAGCTTCGCCATTTGACTGAAGAAAAATACAAATTTTACACATTTGAAGATGTTAAAAATGATTGTATAAAATGTATTGACAGTCTTTTAGATAGTGCAATAGAACAAGAAACATCTTCTTATAACGCAATGTTGCGTAATGAATTTAATCTTTTATAATTTTGTTATTTATAATTTATTTATTATTTTTACAAAAGTTATTAATCAAATATTTATATTTATGAATACAACTACATACATTTGGGAAACATATTATGATGTTTCTGAGTACATACAAAACGAAATAGATTATTTTGAAAGAGACAAACAAGAGTTTCTCGTTAGTATATTAGGAGATGAAGAAAGAAAACCTTCTGATGTTACTGATAAAGAAATTGAAGAACACTTTTATAATGACTATTATATAGGAGAAAACCATTGGGTATTTTTTACAGAAGATTTAGAAGAAGAATTTAAAAAGCATATAGGAAAGACAATATATGTTGAAGGCAGAAATATAGGATGGAGAAACAGAACTGGATATAAAGAGTTTGAATTA